CTAGTATGCTGAAAGACCTAGAAGTAGTAGCTAATGGTAAGTTTGGAGCAGCAACTATTGGATACACTCCTAGTGAGATGAGTTCTTGGAATGAGTTAGAATCAGATGCTATAGAGCATCAGACTACTCCGTTACTTGGTGGTATGCTGTTTGATGAGGCAGGGTATGCTGGTATAACGGTAGATGCACTTGCTGATAAAGTGATAGCTAATGCTAATGCATTGAAGCAGTACAAGTCGTATATATCTGGCACTAGAAAGAAAGTTGCTCTCGAGATAGAAGCACTTGCTGATGTAGCTGCTTGTATCTTGTATGAGAAGACTCCTTATGATTACACAATTACTGCGGAAGATGTGCTGGCAGATGAGGTTGGTACTCTTGTAGAGGGTGATATAGTTGTTCGCTACTCGAATGAAGTTAAAGCCTGGTAATGGCTAAGGACCACTGTACTCTCTGGTTTGAGGGTAACTGGTCCGAGTGTTGTGCTTTACATGACAGAAGGTATGCTAATAAAAGACTAACTAGATATCAAGCTGATAAGTTACTATTTAGATGTGTAAGAAGAAAATCAAATATTGTAATGGCATCAATTATGTTTGCTGGAGTTAGAACGATTGGCTGGTATTTCTATGATAAAGCAATAAACCCTATAAAGGAAGTGAATGAAGATAAATAAGTTAAGTGCGGTACTGCTATCAATATGGTTCTTAGTGCTACTAGTCTTAAAAGGTGTATGGACTAAAGTATTCTATCCAATAGTATACTTAGTGTACAGTTGGACAATGAAAGGTGTAGAAAGAAAAAACTACGTCAGACATGAAAAGATATTTGCTAGCCCTATTAAATGGTTCTTCTGGCTGCATTATGATGATGATCAACCAAAAGAAGGTCCTAACTGGTATAGAGAACAGAGTCCTGTATTTAGTAAATATACATTACCATTAACTAGATGGCAAACGTTTGCTTGTGCTTATGGATGGAATGCTGTAAGAAATCCTATGTATAATATTAACTATGTATATTTTGGGAATAGTAGTGAAATAGTACATGTTGAAAGAGCTTTTGGTGACTATGATTGGGATAGAAAATTAAGAAGTTCTAATGGAGATAATGGGTATCAACTAGTATGGTTCTTAACTGAGAAGAAACAGAGTAGGTTTATATTCAGTATGGCCAAGTACTTTAAGTTTATTAAACCTGTAATGACAGAGCGTAAATGGTTCTTTGGGTTATGCAGTGTACCTAAGAAGATTGTTGTTATAAATGTACCATGGACATTTTACTTTGGCTGGAATCCGAATACTAATGGTAGGTTTACTATAGCTGGTAAATTTAAATAAATAATGGTATACTTTCGGAATAAAATTTAATAGGTATAAAGGTAATTGATGAAAGACGAGGATGTAAAAGATCTAGTGATAACTCATGATAAGCATATAGAGGTTATGAGTCAATCAATAGAGCATTTAGCAGATGCTGTCGGTACTACTAATAGGAAAATGGAAGATATTATAGAAGTCCTAAGTAACCAACATGTACAAGCTGAGAGGCTCTCTAATATGGATGAGAATTTAAAAGAATCATTTGAAAGGGTCCATACTAAAATAGAAGATCTTGAAACTGTGCAGAAAGCAGCAGTTCCTCCATACTTTATAAAATGGGCACTGGTAATACTAATTACATATGCTGTTACTTTTGGTACGTATTTTGTGCAATCTATCCATACACTGGACACGAGAAGTGAAACACATATGTCTGTTAGCGAAGTTAGAGATAAGAACGTTGACGATAAACTAGCTGAGCATGACAGGTACCTTAATAGAAACTATGGGATTATTAAGGGCATGAGTGGTGTTAATATACACCTAAAGGATCATTAGTGTTTATTCAAGTAGTTAGATTACAAGATAACAATAAGAGTACTATTGGTACTATTAGTTTAAATGGAACATTCGAAGGATTCACTTTAGAGGATACTTTCAATGAGCCAAAGATACCTGGTAGTACTAGGATACCGGCCGGAGAGTACGAGATAAAGCTTCGTACAGAAGGTGGTATGAACAAAAGGTATGGACAGAAGTTCGGAGATACTCACAAAGGTATGCTATGGCTTCAAGACGTTCCTGGATTTGAATGGGTTTATATCCATACTGGCAATAAGCATGAGCATACAGAAGGATGTATCTTAGTAGGTACTGGATGTGATTCTAGCTACGATAGACAAACTGTTACTGGTAGCACTTTGAAGTACGCCAGTATGTATAAGAAGATTCTTAAAGAAATTGAAAATGGTGAGAGAGTCACTATACAAATTATATAGGAGATTATATGGCATTTAAGAAAGTAAAAGAGCAGGACTACCCAATTCACTTTATAGCTGGTGATACTGAGTTTATACGTCTTACTGTTAAAGATGAAGACGGTGCTGTAATAGATGTATCTGAAGATGTTACTGTTACTATGGGTGTAAAGAGAAAACCATTAGATGATGAGTTTATCATACCAGAAGTTGTTGCTACTACTTATGTTTATGACGAGGTCGATCAAGTGTATACAATAGAGATTAAGTTTGAAGATATTGATACAGTAGCATTATTAAACTACAACGATAAGGAAAGAAAGCTCCTTAAATGTTATTATGATATTGAATTACATAATACCCATTTAGGTGCCGATGAAAGAACAACAATACTGGCTGGAGATTTAACAGTTAGTAGAAGTATAGCAGGAAAGGTTAAGTAATGAGTTATAAAATATGTAGTACCTGTAATACCAGTAAAGATACTAATATGTTTGGTGTCAGAAAATCCTCAACCGATGGACTAAGAGGGCAGTGTAAGAAGTGTAAAAACATTAAAACAGCTGAATTAAGAGATAAAGATAGAGGCACACTTAACGCTAATGAGCGGGCCAGATACCATGCTAATATAGATAAACAGAGAGAACGTAGTAAAGCATATAGAGCCTCTAATAAAGCTAAATGTCTCTCCAATGGTGCCCGCTATAGAAAAGTTAATAAAGAGAAAATTAACGCTAAAGAAAGAGCTAGATATGCAGATAATAAGGAAGCTACAGCTGATAGGAAACGACTTGATCGTATATTAAATCCTGATAAGTATAGAGAGCGTGCTCGAAAGTATAGAAAAGCTAACAGGGATAAACTAAATGAAGCGTGGGCTAGACGACATGCTAATAAATTAAAAGCAACTCCAGCCTGGACAGATGCTTGGGATACTAAGTATTTTAAAGAGATTTACAAGTTAGCATTTTGGCTTAATTCATTAGAAGGTACTCAATATCATGTAGATCATATAATACCTTTACAAGGTGACACTGTATGTGGTTTTCACACTCCTAGTAACTTGCAGATATTATCTGCTAAGGATAACTTAATCAAAGGAAATAAATTATGTCTATAACAGTAGTAGAAGTCATATCAGCTGGTCCCCAGGGCATTGCTGGTATTCCAGGAGCTAGTACACATCCAGGCGGTATAACAAAAGAAGTTTTAATGAAGCTTTCCGATACTGACTATGATGTCGAGTGGGCTAATGTAGATGCTGCTGATACTACATTTACTTCTACGGAAGATATAGTAGGTACTGATGTAGCTGCAGCTATTGATGAAGTAGAAGCTAGTAGACAAGTTAACGAGACTGCTATAAGTGTTAATACTATTAGAGGTCAAATCGTTATACCTGCTGGAACTGAAGACATCGATGATGATGTTATTTATATAGCTGGTGTGTATAACGTTACTGATGACCATAATCTTCCTCTTAGTTTAACTAGTGCTACATTAGTTATTATAGAAGAAGTATCAGGTGGTACGGATCTAGTTACACAGCTACTTAGTAGAACTTCTGATACTAAAGAGTATATAAGAAGTAAAGTAGGTGTAGGTGAATGGGATGCATGGGCAGAAGTTCCGGAGAGTGTAAGAATTACTTCTATTGAAGCTAGTCGTGCTGCTGCTGAGGCTGCTATAGCTACTATTAATAAAGAGCTTACAATAAGACTAGACGAGACTACTACTAATCTTAATACTATACTAGTATCTGGTATATATGATGATGTAACTGGTTTAAATATACCTGCTGCAGAAACATCAGGGATATTATATGTTAAATATATAGATGATGCAACTGGTATGGAACAGTGGTATACTGGAACAAGCGGTATAGAGTATATAAGAACATCTATAGCTGGTGATGGTACTGATTGGACTAGTTGGACTGAAAAAGAACTAAGTGCTAGAGTAACTACTAATGAAGATGATATATTAATATTACAAACTCCTCCTGATGAAGCTAAGCTTAATCCGGTTTTCGTTGCTCCTTCTTACGAGGAAGGTAAATTTTATTATGACGGAAATACTGGAACATTTAATATAATGGGGCCATTTGAGGGTATTGAAGTTAGTCCTGGCCATGGACAACATATGCACGTTATTAATAATTCAGGTGCCTTAATAGAAGAAGGTATGGCTGTAAGGGTACAAGGTGTATCTGGTGGTATTCCTCAGATAGTTAAGGCACAGGCTGATAGTTTTGAAAATGCAAACGTTGTTGGTGTTACTACATTAGAAGTAGCAAATGGAGAAAGTACTGCAATTGCTATTAGTGGTATTGTTGATTTTGATACTAGTATATTAGCTGCTGGTGGCCCATATTATCTTAGTGATACTATTGCTGGAACATACACAAAAACTGCTCCTGCAATTAGAACTGAGGTTGGAGGTGTACTTGTATCTGATGCATCTGTTGGTAAGTTTAGAGTAGATGTTAAAGTGAACGAGGTTACCCCTAATGTTCTTGGTGGCTTGAAAGGGCAGGACACACCATTGTACAACGTTGATGTAACAACTCAGGATATTGTTGATTATACATTAACAAGAGAAGTTGTTACAACAGTTAATGAGGCTACTGGTGAAATAACTCTTCCTAATGATGGAGACTACAGAGTTCATTTTACTGCTGGGATATCTTTTATATCTTCAACTAATACTAGAACGCTATACCTTGAATTATATGATGTAACTGGTGCAACAATTCACTATACTTATGCTAAGAATATACCAAGAAGTGCTACAGAGGATTCGTTAAGTTTTAGTTGGCCTATGCAAGAGATAGCTGGTAATGTTCATAAAGTAAGAATTCGCTCAAATGTAGCAATAGATGTGACATTTGAAAGCTTATCTTTTGATATTGCGTCTATTAGTATTACGTAATGTTGACATTAATGAATTTGTTAAGTATAATTCCCCTAATAATAAAGGAACATTAATATGGCAGAAGATATTACTGAAGTAGAAGACGTCCCTAAACGTAAGAAGAAACTACAGACAAGTTGGAAGAATGCTCCAACGCTTGCTGATCTTGATAATGACCGTAAGTCTGCTGAAAGTGGACAGGACGAATTTAGGGCTAAACTACTTATCTGGGATGAAACTAGAGAAGGTGGTCCTGAGATAATAGTGCAAGGACTTGGAAAGTCTACTGCTAGACCTAAACTTGTAAGAAAACAAAACGAGTGGAAGTATCCTGCTTTAGAAGACCCATTTTTAAGTACATCTAATTTATTTAGAGTAGCTCCTTCTACACATTTAGATGTTGAAGCGGCTAAGCAGAATGGTAGAGTATTAAATTTCCAATGGAATACTAAAGTTAAGAAAACTAAACTAGTTAGTGATATTGTAAGAACAGTAGTAGATGAAGGTACTGTTATTGTAAAGACTGGTTGGGATGCTGAAACTAAGATAGTAGAAGTAGAGGAAGAAGTTCCTGTATATGCTAATCCAGAAGAAGCGCTCGCTATCATGCAACAAGCTATTCAGACTGGAGAGATGAGCCAAGAACAAGTTAGAGCTATGCTTGAGACTGGTGAGCCTTTACAAATTGGTGTAGAGATGGAAATGGTAGAGAAGGAAATTCTTACTAAGAATCAGCCTTCTTATGAAGTATGTATTAATGCTAATGTAACTATCGATCCTACATGTGATGGTGTAGCAGCAGATGCTTTATTTGTTATTCATGAATATGATACATCTTATGCTGAGTTAAAAAGTGATGAGTATGGTAAAGATGAAGATGGTGAAGAGTATGGTATTTATCATAACCTTGATTTTGTCGAAGAAGATGGTGATGAGGATGCTTATGATGAGCATGCATCAGATGAGTCTAATAACTTCAAATTCAAAGATAAGGCTAGAAAGCGATTAAGAGCATATGAGTATTGGGGTTATTGGGATATTCAAGGTGATGGTACACTAGTCGGTATAGTTGGTACTTGGGTTGGTAAGACACTAGTTCGTTTAGAAGAGAATCCTTTTCCTCATGGAAGATTACCATTCAGTGTTGCTACATATATGCCTGTTAAGAAAAGTGTTCATGGCGAGCCTGATGCAGAGCTTCTTAAAGAGAATCAAGATGCTGTAGGTAAGATGACTAGAGCTATACATGATATTACTGCTAAGCAAGCTGTTGGTCAAGAGTTTATTGATGAGAACTTTTTTCCTAGCCCTTCTCAGAAGAATAGCTATGAAAAAGGTAATACTGTTTACTACCGTTCAGGGTTTAATCCTAAGACTGCTATACATCGTCAAGATGTTCAGCAAGTAGGTAGTACTCCTTTTGATGTTATTGGATGGCAAACTACTGATGCTAATGAACTTACAGGTACTAAACCTTTTAGTGGTCCTGGTGGCGCTAAGATGGGTGGTACTAAGCAAGATAGAGATTCTATGGATGCTACTGCTAAAAGAGAGCTAAGTATTCTTAGAAGACTTAGTGACCTATTATTTGTTGATATGGCTAGAATGACTGTAGCAATGAATCAAGTATTCTTATCTAAAGAAGAAGTAGTAAGAATTACTGATAGTGAGTTTGTTACTGTTAAAAGAGATGACTTACAAGGTGACTTTGATTTAAAAGTTCAAGTAAGTACTCCTGAGAAAGATGAAGACCAAGCTAATAAGATTATGAAGCTTATGCAAACTAATGCTGCTAATATGGATCCTAGTATTGCTAAGATGCATTATGTTAAGATGGCAGAGTTGTGGAAGTTAGATGACTTAGCAGAAGCAGTTGATACATTTGAACCTCAACCAGATCCAATGCAACAAGAGATAATGGCTTTACAATTAGAAGAGCAGAAACTTAAAAATGCTTTAGCTATGAAACAGTTGGAAGATTACGATGCTAAGATACATGAAAGACTTTCTAGAACAGAAGAAAATGTTAAAGGCGATAGTGTACTTAAACAAGCTAAAGCTAATCAAGCACAAGCTACTGCAGAGAAAATACAGTCTGAGACAGACATATTGGATCAAAGTTTCATGTACTTACAGAACGGTGATAAACGCCGTGATGAAGTACAGGATATGCAGTTTGAGGCTGATGTAAATGCAGCTGCTAAGGATCAAGAAACGTTAGCTCAAGCTGGGCTTAAACATATAGAAAATGCACTTACCAGAACTCCTGGTAAAGTTATAGCAGAGATATAGTACATGGAACAATGGGTAATATATAAGCACACTAGTATGAAATCTGGTAAAAGCTATATAGGTCAAACTAAACGTACTATGGAAGTACGCTGGAATGAACATGTGCAAACTGCCAATAGAGGCAGTCAGCTACACTTTCATAGGGCTATTTCTTTATACGGCAGTACTAACTGGGAGCATGAAATATTAGCTGATAGTATAGATACTATTGAAGAAGCTAATCAGTTGGAACGTTATTATATTAAAAAGGAAGATACTTTTGATAATGGGTATAATCTTGATATGGGAGGGGGAGGCACTTATTTTGGCACTGATGCTATAACTCATAAGTTTGTACACTTCGAACATGGGATTAGAGAGGTAACTGCCTTAGAGCTAGCTACTGAGTTTGATATAACAGTTAGAGGGGTATACCGCGTTATAACTCAAAATAGAGATAGCTATGCTGGCTGGTGTTTATATAGTGTTGTAGGAGATACTCCTTATAACTTTAAAAAGACAACTACTGTTACCGCTTTTACACATGATACACATGGAGTTATATATTGTACTCCGAAGGAACTTGTTACTACTTATAATTTAATTTTAGATAAAGTTATGATGGTAGTCAACTACAAACGAAAGCACCATAACGATTGGTACTTATTAAACCAAGAGGAAGGATAAACATATGCCAAATTTAGTACCACAACATCCAGCAAGTCAACAACAGGGGCTAGGAGCTCCACAGGCAGCAGAGCCACAAAACCCGTATTATACGCCTAATGCGGCTTTGAATGCGGCTAATGCTAATGTAGCTAATGCTCAAGCATCTCAAGCTATATCTGAGAGAGATATACTTGCTGCACAAGCAGGCGGGTTAGGTAATGTTGTAGAAGCAGGCCCTACTATTACTCCTCAAGAAGTACAGATGGGACAATTAGCTGATGGTATTCTGAGAGGTCAGATAGGCCAAGAACAACTAGCACAGTTAATACAAGCTGGAGAAGTAGACCCTGCTATTGCAGAAGCTGCTATGGGCCAAGTTCAGCAAATGATGCAAGCCGACCAACAACTGGGAGGCTTAGGACAGTTTTAAGTTTTAATGTATGGTCTACCTAGAAGGGCTAGGTAGACCTAGGTTTGGTGGAAGCCATAGTATATATACATGTACAAGCTTCAAAGCTTGTTATTTTAAAAAGGATGTACAATGGGTACAGTTTTAGATTTAGATAGATTTCGTACATTAGAGGCTGCAGTTGATGCAAGCACTGCTGATGAGGTTACAGTTACTGGTGCACTTAAGATACCAACTGTTGCTGGCGCAACTACTTATGCAGATGATACTGCTGCTGGTAATGGTGGCTTAGTTGCTGGCGATGTTTATGCAGTTACTACTTCTGGGTTACTTGCAGTTAAGCTGTAGTATCCTATACCAGGCCTCTGGCTTGGTAAACAAAGTATATTATTATAGATACTCAATAAGTGCCTATAGTAACGGACTTTAAGGTTAGATTAAGTACTAGTTTACTACAATACCGCTAATTATTAATTACTGTTAATAACTAACATAGGCCAAGGAACTCGAAGCCTCTAAACTCTAGCATACAAGGCAATGAGTAAAATCAACCTGAATAAAAGGATCAAGCAATGGATGACTCTGAGTCAAGCAACTTGAAAGAAACACTAGAAGCTATAGACGCTGCAATAGCTACAAGTAATGCAGCAATCAAACGAGGTGAGAAATTAAAACGTCTCATGAAAAACCCTGATTTTATAGATGTTATATTAGAAGGTTATATTGAAGTTGAAGCAAAGAAGTTATTCAAAATCTTAACAGATCCTACTGGCGCGTCACCACTCTCTGATGAAGAAATTCATTTAGGACTAGGAGCGATTAGCCGCTTTAAAGGGTATGTTGGTACTGACAATTATGAAGGTACAGTAGAAATTGATGCTAATAGGGCTCCTGATGAAATACTTAGAGAAGAGACCTACCGCAAGCAAGTAACAGCTAACTACGCTGCAAATGGAGATAACTAATGAGTGACACTATTAAAGACGAAGAAGTAGAATTTAATCAAGATACTTTTGATGCAATGCTACACGGAACGTTTGAAGAGGAATCTGATGATGTAGAGGCTGATGAAGCTGATACAGAAGAAGAGGATGAAGGTGTTGAAGAAGATGCAGATACTGCGGAAGACTTTGACGAAGAAGACAACGAAGACCAAGAGGACACAGACCAAGATGATGAGTCTGAGGATGACGAGGAACTTGATGAAGCTGGCGACGGTGAGCTTGATAAAGACTCTGAAGACGAAGATGAAGATGAGGAAGAAGACTCTCTAGTAGATGAAGATAATTCAGATGATGAAGATGGTGATATTGAAGACGAAGACAAAGAGGCTGACGAAGCTGATAAGTCTAAGGAAGAAGATGCTGACGAGGAATCAGAAGACGACACAGACACAGAGGACACTAGCGACGGTGAAGGTTCAGACACAGATGAAATCGATTATAAGAAATTCTATGAGACTGTAGTCAATACAGAGTTCGTTGTTAACGGAAAAAAAGTAAAAGGTTTTGCTGATCCACAAAAGATTATTCAGTCCCAGCAAATGGCTGGTGGATTTTCTGAGAAGATGGCAGGATTTAAGCAGTATCGTCCATTTATGGCCCCTCTTAAAGAGAGAGGTATGCTAGACGATCAGACTAAGTTTGACTTAGCAATGAACCTTGTCGATGGAGACAAGGAAGCTATTAAGCAACACTTGCAGTCATTAGGCATTGATCCGTTGGATCTTGATATGGAGAAGATTAACTACGATGGTAAATCCAATGTAGCTAGTCAAGAATCTATTATCATAGAAGATACAATGGAACGTGCTAAGGCTTCAGGTATTGAAGATAGCGTTAGACAGGTAGTTGGTAAAGAATGGGATGCTGAAAGCTTCCAGGAATTTGTTGCCAATGATGCTGTCCGTAATGATTTACTTAATCATATCGAGACTGGAGCGTATGACGCTGTACAGGATAAGATACTTGAGATGAGTAGATTAGATTACAATGGGTCATTCGGTGCTATGAATTCAATTTCTAAGTATCGTACGGCGGTTAAAGAGTTACAAACTGAACAAGCTAGTAAGCCTGCTCCTGTTGAAAAACAAGAGACAACTGCTCCTAAAAAGGTTGTTAAAAAAGCTACCGTCAATGACGAAAAAGCTAAAATAGAACAATCTAGAAAAGAGGAGGAGTATAAGTTAAAGGCTGCTACTCAGGAAGCTAAGTTAACTCAACAGCGTAAGAAAGCTGCTTCAATGAGTAGAAAGAAACCTAAAGCGAAAGCTAAGGCTAAATTCGACCCATTAAAAGTAGAAGGCGCAGAGCTAGATAATCTTATGGATTTCTTAGCATCAGGCGGTAGAGGCTAGACCCTCGCCCCTTAAACAATAAATTAAAGGATTAAAATGTCTACTAAATCATTATTTAATGAAGGTAAATTAACGTCAACTGGTATTGATGAACAATATAACGATAAGTTCTGGTCAAAAGGTGCTGTTCGTGAAGCAATGAAGAAAAGAGTTTTCACTCAACTAGGTGATAGACTTACTCAACCAAAACACTATGGTGATGAAATTGTTAAAGAACGTCAGTTCCCAATTTTACATGAACTTAACCGTTTAGATGGTGGTGTTGATGCTACAACTGCTTCTGTTATTCAGTCAGTATTCTACGCTTATAATACTTCAGGTGTTCTAGTTAGTACACATGAGACTCGTGATTATGCTGATGCTACTGCTGCTGAAGTTGCTGCAGTTGCTGCTGCTTCTGGTGGTACTGTAACTAATGGTGCTGGTGCACTTTACGGTGGAGACGCAGATTATTCTGTTGTAACTGGTTCTTTCCCATCACTAACTGAGGAAGGTGGAAACGTTAACGGCGTTAACACTAAATCTGTTACTGTACGTGGTAGTGTTTCTGAGTTTGGTATTCACTTAAAGTTTACACAAAAGTCAATTGATATGGATTCTAGAGTAGGTGTACTTGCTCAGAAAACTAAAGCTCTTGGTGAAGCTAAAGGTGACCTTTATGAGGCACAAGTTCAAGCTGATTTACTATCTGCTTCTGAAGTAAATAGAACTTTCGGTGGTACAACTGCTACTACTCTTAAGACTTGTAACCAAGCTGCAGTATTAACTTACTCTGACTTACGTCTTATGGAGCAAGAACTTAAACGTCTTTTAGTTCCTCGTGATACTAAAATAATTACTGGTTCAACTAAGATTGACACTAAAGTAGTTGGTAAAGCTTACTATGTTTATGTTGGTCAAGAACTAACTCCAATGTTAGAAGATATGCAACATAACTCAATTAATGTGTATGTTCCTGTTGAGCAATATGCTGAGGCTGGTGTAGTTGCTGATGGTGAAATTGGTAAAATTGGTAGATTCCGTTTTATCGAAGTTGACAATATGCAAAAGTACCGTGGTCTTGGTGCTAAAGATGATACTGGTGATAACGATACTGCTGGTTACCATAGTTCAACAGCAGCTATAGGTGCTACTGATGCTGGTGATGACTGTTTCGATGTATTCCCAGTACTTTTCGTAGGTTCTGAGTCATTTGCTACTGTTGGTTTTGAAGGTGATTCTTCTCAAATTAAAACTGCAATGCCTAAAGCTGATGCACATAACGATCCATTTGGTAAAAATGGTTCTATGTCAATCGCATGGTATTTCGGTACTCTTATCTACAAAGCTGAGAGAATCATGCAAATCGCTGTATGTGCTCCAATCGTATAATCTAACCTCGGTTAATTTATACTAATAGTTAAGCCTCCTCTAAGGAGTGCTTGATTATAATTCAATTCAATTTAATTAAGGTATAGCAATAGCTAGAACATAATGGCACTAGGTCCCACGAGGAATTATCCCGTCTATCCTACCCACGCAAAGGAAATAACACATGAGTACTATATTTGAAGATATGACAAACGCTGAGCTTAAAGAAGCTTGTGAAGATTTTGGTTTAAAAGTTACGGCTAAGAACCCAGCTAAACCTAATAAGACAGAGTATTTAGAGGCTTTAAACAGTTTTAAAGCAGCGCAAGACGCAATTCATAAAGATAAGATCGAAGAGAAAAAAGAGGCTGCTGAAGCCGCACCGGTTACTGATGGTTCAAAACGTAAGCCGCAGAGTAAATCCCAATTAATGAAATTAGACCTATTTAAAAAAGATAGAGTTATTGTTCGTGATATGCAAGAGTCTCAAACTAAAGATGAGATGATATCAGTATCATGGGGTAATAGACTTATTGGTAGACAGACTGATTGGGTAGACTTAAGTGGTGAGCCACAATATGTTAGACGTGGAGCTATTGGTAATCTTAAAGAAGCTACTATGGTAGTACATAATAAGAGACCAGGTGGTGGTGTTAATATGATTCGTAAGACTAGATTTGTTGTTGTTGAAGTTAGTCCTCTTGATGAGAAAGAGATGGAAGAGCTTAAGGCTCAGCAGAAGATGAGAAATAGCAAACTTGCATAATTTAAGAAAACTTTAAGGTTGGTAGATGGAAGCTATAAGAACTTGTAAATGTGGGAAAGAGGCCTTTACTAGGGATGATCTTGATGAATTTATGAAAGACAATAGAGCACCCTATGGTAGAGCTAATACATGTAAGCTTTGTCATACAAAGAAATATAGAACAGAGTCCTTTGTGCCAAATGTACCTCTTAAGTTGTCGGACCCTCTCCGTACTTGTAATAAGTGTGGTGTTGAAGCCTTCACTAAAGATGACTTAGAAATATTTCAGCGAGCAAACGGGGGACGATTTGGTAGAGCTAATATGTGTAAACAATGTGCCGTTACCAAAACGATTAAAAATAAAAACGCTAGACCGCCTATGACTGAGGAGCAAGAAGCCCAGTATAGAAAGAGTCAACGTAAATGGCACTTAAAAAAGACCTATAACTTAACGTTAAAAGATTACGATATAATGCTGACTGAACAGCATAACTGTTGTAAGATATGTAAATGTAAGGCTTACAGTGAGAGAAATGCATTCAGAGAACATTTAGTAGTTGATCACTGTCACCTAACTGGGGATGTTAGAGGGCTACTCTGTCACCAGTGTAATGTTGCCCTTGGAGGGTTTAAAGATGATTTAGAGCTATTAGAAAAAGCTCTAAATTATTTAACACAAGCATAATTATATAGAGCCTTCTACGGAAGGTTCTGATATGATTAAATTAAAGGATTTATATGGCTGTTGATATACTATGGAGTGATGTGATTGGTACTGCTACTATTGAAGATGGTGGTTATATAGGTGATTTACTTACACTAGCTAGAGCGCATGTTAATGCAGCTATTGTTGCTAATGAGATTACTCAAGCAGAGGCTGGTCAAGTATATACTGCTATGATACCTGCTGCTATGCAGAACGGTATAGGCTTTGCTATGCAAGAAGCTATTACAGAAGAGAAAGTTGCACTTACAGAAGCACAGACTGCTCTTGCTATTAGACAAGCTAAAGGCTTTGATGATGATGCTAAGCAGAAGTTACTAAAACAAACACTTGATAGTTGGTCAGTTGCTTATTCAGTTGCACAGGATGCTAATGCAATCCCTGATACTATTAAAGTTAATGTTATTGACAGTGTTATGTTAGACGCTATGGATAGTCTGGATATTACGGTTACAACGGATCCAATCGGAGAAGCATAATGGAAGAGGTATTAGATTTTATTAATACCACTATCAGAGAAGAGAAAGGCAGTAGAGTTACTATTGCCTCTAAGTTAATAGACTCTGAGCTAGATAGTTTTGGGTATACTGTTTTATTTTTGGAGTTAGATGAGAAGTATGGATATTTTTCAGATATACCTGTAGAAGTTGATCCATTCTCTACTATTGATTTTCCTACTATCTCTGTTGAAGAAATGATTACTAAATGTTTATCAAACAATACGACTATATAACTGCTAATGTAGATGCAGTAGACCATCTAGAGATAGAAGGCATTAATAGAGAAGATTTTACTACTTCACAATTCATGAAGAAGTTTCCCACTATTACATTAACTAAACCTACTGCTGTACTATATGCAGGAGGATTTGGTATTCATCAATCTGAAAGTAGAGATCTTACATCTACTAATCCAAGGTATGTTGGAACTGTTTCTTATAATAAATCTTCTAGAGTTATTAAAGAGTCTACTGCATATAGTATGCATCAATGGATTGGTAATATGAAAAATAATGAGCTAGTTGTGTATGCTAATATAAATAGTAATACATGCGCTAGTAGTATGCATAGTATCTATGAAGCTCAAAAGCTGTTAGATGAAGGTGTGTGTGAAGAAGTTATAGTAATTGCTGAAGAGCGTACTAGTTTTAATACTATTCGTATATTTAAAGAACATGGTATTGATGTTATGCCTAGCGATGGTATAGCCATTGTAAGATTTAGTAAGGATAAAAGTAGCCTTGAAGTTACAGACACTAAGTGGGCTTATAGCTATAATAGGAACCCTTTTCATACCAGTATTGATGGTTATGCTTTGGTTGATAGTGAGTGTGGTACAGTTAAGCCTCATGGGACTAATACTGTTTCTAATAATGCTGCTGAGGCTTCCATTATTAGTGGTAGAGAGGTTGTTTATTACAAGAAGGATGTAGGACATTCACAAGGTGTAAGTGCTCTTCTAGAGCTTTGTATGGCTATCGATGATGATAGTATTAAAGATGACGTGCTTTGCGTAGCGTCAGGATTAGGGAATTTCTATGGAAGCTGTATACTACACAAAACAAAATAAGAAGTATGATGTATATAAATGTGTAGAAGCTGATATAGCAGTACATTATTTAAAAGTTGAAGCTCTGGCTAATGGCGGTAGTGTAGATGGGTATAAGGAGAGAATGTTTGAGAGTATAACCACGGGATATGCTTATAAAATAGAAAGTGAAGGTGTGTTATTAGGATTTATGTATAACCTGGTAGAAATACGTAACGGTGTAGGTACTAGTATATGGGGAAGTGGTGATACAATTAGTATGATGTTATTAATGAAAACCGCATTTGAGACATTCCCTAAACATAAAATATTAGTAGATGTATATGAAAGAACTCTTGGGGATTTTAAGTCATTAGCTATTGGTAGTAGTATTAGAAATAATCATAACTACAACACACCAATATCTATACATATTAAACCCCTTCAGGAAAAGTTTGCTAGATTATTCAATATGTTAGGTATACAAACATGCCCTTTGTAGCAGTTGCTGTATATGTAATAGTAACATATTATGCTGTAGCTGCTATTGTAGTAATAGCTGCTATAGCTTTTTGGGACACTATTACAGAACCTTTGCTAGAGATTATAATGGGATGGTTTGGTATTGAAGATGAAGATATAGTATCAACTGAAGTTAGCTCACAGCGTATTATAGCTGATGATAGTATGCTAGCTGATATGCTAGCACAGTTGGCTTTAGATCATCAAGCAGATCCAGATGCAACCGTAATAGAAAAAATGATGCGTGTATCTAGCGTATCTAGAGCAAGGTTTCAAGAGTATTTTAGCTATGGTAAGAATAAAGCAGTTGATGGGCTTCCTACTAGTAGTTTTCAAGCAAGAGTTGTGGATGATGATGCCGTAAAAGATGTTATTGATGATAGCTTAGGGCTTGATGTGACTATAATTACATCTGACCTACAAACTCCTAGCAAGACTGAATATGTTAGCTATGAGCTACAAAATACTTATGATTATACTCCATGGAATAATGAATTAATATATTTAACACATATATACAGTGTCAGTTCTATAGACTATAATTATACTTTTGACAGGTACGATGTAGCTATAATATCTTATGAAGATGTTACTACTACTGTTACAACAACAACAACTATTACAATTACACCATATATTGAAGAGTATACTACTTATAATGCAGCTACTCAATATTATACAGATGATCACGTTATGTACGATAATGGAACTACTGTAGATGCTTATATATGTATCGCAGATTCATTAGGAAATCTGCCGACAGATACAAATTATTGGACATTAGTTGACTATGATAATAAGAATACTACTGTTACAGAGAGAACTGAGGTAGTAGGAACTAAAAGTGGTGTAATAAGTGATGATACAATAGAACTTAGTAATGATGACGAATTAATTCCAACTGGTACTGAGACTGATAGTGAAGATGCTGTTGCTGTACCTACTACTGAGTATGATGTTCTATATGATTCAACTATATTATATGTAGACGCATTTGTACCTGAGCAATTTTATGTAGTTACATATTATACTACTGTGCCAGGAGAATGGTTATATTGGTTGTATGCTTCGTCTACAGGACTATACCCAGAACTTTCTACGGATAATGTGTACTTAACGGAGTTAGAGATGTTACCTGTAGTTACTCTTAGGAATGCTACAGTAAATACTAATGAAGATAAGGAAAGTCCTAGATACCAAGATGGTAAAGTTATGCTAGATTTTCTTGGAGTAGATATTGAGGAAATAACAGATAAACTAAGTGAAAATCCAGATATTGATAGTATAGAAGATGCGTTTGTACATTTTGGATTATCACCTCTAGAAACAGGAGTAACAGTCTCTAAGTTTCTTTATTATATGTTTGATTATATATTTGATGATCCTAATCTTAAACAATCCTCTGATAACGGTGTTACAAAGCATATAGCTACATTTGAAGAGTTACCACTTAATACTGCAATGGTTTGGACTAATCAATCAAGAATTGCACATGCGGGTATACTGGGACCTGTAGGACATTATGAGCATACTGTAACAGGTAAAACATTAACTATGAGGCATCAGGCTGTAGAAGAGTATTATATAGAGATAACCTTAGAAACTATGCAAAGTATTACGTATATTGATAGAGAAGGATTATGGGGAGCATATTCTGCAGATCTTGATAACCCTAACTTCGCTATACCTGTATCGTTTAACTCGGTAAAGATTATGACCCCTTTAGAGCAAACAGAAATTATGATTAAGTCTCTAAGGTTTTCTGTGTACTCTGCAGAAGTTACACATTTAGATTGGTATGAGACAGCAGCCTTTGCACCATTTATGCAGATTTTAGCGGTAGTAATTATAATTGCAACTTCTATCGCATCTGGTGGAACACTTAGTTCCGTAGCAACATCTATAGCAATTAAGCTAGTATCAGCCTTTGCTATATCCTTTGCATTAGAGATGGTATTTGCTGCTACTGATAATCCATGGATTAGAGCAGTAGCTGTAATAGCTGCTACAGTTGCAGGACTACAGGCCAGCTCCTTTGCTAATAGTGGGGGGTTTCTCTCAGCTTCTGATTTATTAGATACTGTTACTGAGTTCTCTCAAACATCTATAGCTACATGGGGAAGTACTGTAAAACAATTCTCAAATATCCATACAGAGTACCAACTTGCTAAGCTTGCAGGGGAGAGTGAGGCATTCGCAAATGTCTATGAAGATAGATCAGAGGAGTATGATAAAGTAATGGAATCCTTAGGTGGAGGTATAAGTACACAGAAAGTACTTGAGTTAGCCACTGTTTCTCCTGCTACAGGATATGTAGAAGGGCCAGACCTTGTGTACTACAAGGCTAAGGAAATGCAATTTGATTGGGACTTACTAAAAGGGTCTGCAACATATACTAATATTTATGATTATGATAAGTATTTTCAGATTGGGGTTAAGTAAACTATAAGTAGTTTGACTTATTACATAATTACGATATAATGGCGTAATTAATTTAAAAACAGGAGTTTATATGGCAGAGAATACATTAACATCTAGAGGCTTGGGGCTATTTGGATTTGGGGATAATAATACTGACTTTGGCCAGTTTTTAGGTAGCCAGGGACTAGACCAGGCAGCATTCGTGAAGCTTACACCCGGTGAGCAGGCTGGTGTAAATCAGTCATTTACTAATCTAAAGAATACTGGTGGTTTGCAGTCTACTGTCAATGAAGGGTATGGAGCACAAGGTGCTGGTGGAGGATTTGGTCTAGGTGATGCACTTGGCGTAGCACAAGGGCTTGGAGCACTTGGTAGTGCATATACAGCGTATAAAGGACTAGGACTTGCAGAAGACCAGTTTGGTTTTGAGAAAGCACTTGCTAATAGAAATCTTGCTAATCAAGGGCAACTAATCAATACTCAGCTACAAAATGCAGCTGATGTTGGCCTAGCACTTGGTGGTGGAGCAATGACTCCAGAGCAAATTGCAGCTTCTAAAGCAGCTACTGCTAAGAAATTTGTAGATACTTCTAAGATAGGATAAATAATGGCACAACCACAATGGAGAGATATTAGAGCTAACTTCGGTGGTTCTGCTCAAAAAGGGATAGCTGGCTTTACATCTGGTGTTGGAGGAATCCAAGACAGACTAGCTGCTGAAGCTAGGGAGAAAGCTAGACTAGAGCAACAAACTGTTGCTAATACTAGAGCTGAGGCTTTACTTGGGATTCAACAAGCACAAGAGGGCAGGGCTGCAGATACTTATCAAGCTAAGTTAGCTAGTGATAAAGCTATAACTGATACCGCTGCTAATACTATGGATGAGACATTAGCTAGGTCAATTAGTGCTGCTTACGAAGCTAACCCTGAAGAGTTTACTAAAGCTTATGGAAGTGACTTATCACCTACTCAGCAAGCTTTGTATGCCAAAGATCCTAGCGGTTTTAACAGATTAGACAGTGGACCATTAGATCAGAGTGCTTCTAGTAAAACACTTAGTGATGCAGTAATAGCTGCTGGGCAGAATACTGATATTATAAATACACAAGATTATACTAAACGTTTGGCAGAGAATGCTATTCGTGCAGGAGCATCTCCAGCAACTGCTATAGCTAATGCAAAAGCATATGCTTCATTACAACAAACTGCTGGCCCTAATAAAGAAGTTAGTAAAGCTAGATTTGATATAGCTAAAGAGCTTATAGATAATAAAATAGATACATTAGATAAGCAATTAGTAGCTGCAAAGAAAAGCTCTAAAGGCGCTGGTAAGGGTAAAGGCTCTTACGGTAATAACGCTTCTGGATTCAGTAAACTTGTTATGGATCTTAAATCTAATTTTCCCAATACTGATTGGGGACCTAACGCACTTGGTGGTGGGGATTTAATAGCTAAAGCCAAGGAACTTGCTGATAAAGGAGTTATTCACCCAGATGATTTCTTTGCTGCGGCAATGCTTAACTCTTCTGGGGCAGAAGAGTCATGGACTGCTAAAGATTCTGAAGTACAACTAAAAGGCTTCGAAGATACTCTTGCTAAACTTGCTGCTAAAAGAGCTGGCGGAGGTAAAAGTTATGATGGGTTAAAAGCTATACAGTCTGAGTTTGCTGCTAAACGTGATCAGCTTATAACGCAGAAGGGTAAAGCTGGGGAAAGGTACCTGGCTACTTTTGGGACAACTGGTGGCGCAACTGGCAATGAAGGTGCACTAGCTAGTAAAGTAATTAGTGACTTTTATGGTAAAGCAGGTAAAGAAGGTGCCAGAGTTTCTACTAAGATAGATAAGTTTGATATTCCTAGTACGTCTGTTACTACAGGTACAGTGCAAGGTGGTACTCCTACTATTACACCTAAAGTTAATCAAGCCAGTATATTCAAACCTGGCTCTCCTGAACATGCGGCGCAGATAGAAGCTATTAAAAAAGCTAGTGGTGGCACAGCTATACCGGTTAACAAGTTTGATACTGTACGTGATAAGGCTACAGCGAACTTTAAAGCTGCTGAGAATGCTAATATTTCTCCTTTTGAGAGAGGTGTTACACAGCTAGGTAATAGACTCTTATATGGCGCTGCAGGTTTAGGTGAGGGAACTCAGGCAGTAGGAGGATTTATCAGTGATGCATTAACTGGTTTAGATAATGCAGGTACAGCTGTGGGTAATTTCTTCAGAAGTAGTCCTAAAGAGTATATGACAACTGATGAGGGAAGAGCATTCTTTACAGGGGACTCTACCCAACAAAAAGCTGCTAGAACTAGAGCTAAAGAATCTTTGTCTAAACCAGATGCTAAGATACTTGATGTAATGGTTGCAGATGGGGAGAACGCTACTAGAGTAGCTCTTAAAGAGCAGTATCCTAAGTTATCTAACGATGCTATAGATACTAAAATGCGAGAGTTATTAGAGAAAGCAGGACTAGTTACAACCCCTAATCCAAGTATAAGTAATATACGTTAATAAATTATGATATAATGTCCTTAAAATAATTAAGGACATTATATGCCAACATTCCAAGAACTCTCAGCACAGTATGCGCAGCCCTCTACTACGACACCTAGTGCAGGTCTAGGCAACTTCAACGATATACTTAATATAAATACATCCCTTACTAAGCCTTCATATGCATCTAGAAAACGTAAGTTAGCAGAACGTACAGCTTCTAAGCAATTGAAAATGGCTGATGCGTTAGCAGCTGATGCTTATGATGATGCTGATAGTAGTAACCTAATAAGGATACTTGGAATAGATACTCCTGAAACATATCATGAAAGTGACCTCCATAATGAACGTACAAAAATGTTTAAACAGTATGCCTATATGCACCCTGAGCTTACAAAGGAACAGGCATATGCTGAGGCTTCTGGGCAAGCAGACGCATATAAGATAGCCGCTGATAGTGGACAAGATCTTGCTGCTATGGTTACTGATTATAGGAAGCAAGGTCTTATTGATGAAGACTATGCTCCTACTGCGTTTGATATCTATAGAACTGGTGATGAAGCTGTAGGGTTTGCTGAAAGAGATAACTTAGCAAATCCTGATACTGGTAGAGATGCAAGTTATAATTTCTTAACACCTAAAGAAGGACACTTCGGTAGGTTTATGGCAGATAATAAAGAATACGCTAAACGTGTTATAGAGTCTGGGTATGCAGCTCCTGGTGATTCTACTACTAAAGGACATGCAGCTCAGATGAAGTTAGTAGATAATGCTAAGAAAAATAAACTAGGTAACTACGCTACTGTTGCTGGTGCCAAGGTAATGGATGCAATTATTAATACTAGCTTTGCCAAGAAAGCGGCTGAAGGCAGTACTGGCACTAAGTCTACTGGAGAAATGCTTCACTACGAATTACCAGTTGATTTCCAAGAACAAGTTGGTAATAAAATAAGTGCTAATCAATTAACTAGAGATAATGCTACTGGGAAGTTTTATACACATGCTACTGATAGTAATGGTAACGTTACTAAAAAGCTTGTACCTAATGATGAAGTAAGCTCTGTATACTCAGGCAGTAATAACCAAGGTACTGCTAGAAAATTTGGAGTAGCTAGAGTTGACTTAAAACAAGAGATGTGGGATAAGTATGGTGCTGAGGCTCCTATGGTCGCTAGGTACCTTGATAAACGTAGTTATAACCCGTATCTTAGTAAGTATAGAGCTAAGAAGGGTGAGGTAAATCCTACTACTGGTGGAGCTGCTCTAGGGTATGATGGTACTCCTGGTCCTGAAGGTATAAATCCTTTAGACCCTGATGGTGCAGTTATTTATATGCGTACAGGCGCTGCTGAGGATTTAGAAAAATATATTCATACACATGCTGGACAAGTATCTGCTAGGTCTGCAGGTAGTGATGCGCTTCTAAATAAGAAAGCTTATGATATAAATGATGCTAGATTTAAAGCTGGTACTTCTGAATATACTGTTAATGATGCTCCTTTATGGAATGACCAGTTTGATATGAAACGTACATCTAATATTACTGAGGCCCTTAAGGCTGAGCCAATGCCTAGTAAAAGTAAAGCATGGGAACAGATTAAAGCTACACACGCTAAAGATCCTAATGCTAATATTAAAGCATCTGATATAAAAGGTTACCAAGCTCGTCCGAAGACTGAAGAGGATTTCCTTAATATTATTCGCGGCGGAACTACTACTGATGCCCTTGAAGGCTCTTACCTAGGTAATGTTGCTAGTGGTGCCGGAGCTGGGGCTTTAACTACTGCTGCAGGTATTGCTGATGCAGCTGCTACTGCAACTGCCAACGTAGTTGGTAAAGCTGCTCAAGCTCTAGGGTTTGAAGACTACGGTACTCCTGATGATATCAAGCGTGCTAGTACATTCTTTGATGAGTATAAAGAATCTAAATGGGCTGATGAGACTACTGGGTATAATAGAGAACCATCCGAGAAGTTAGTAGAAAGCTCTCTTAAGAACTTTAAAGAAGGCAACTACTTTACTGGTATATATGAGGCTGCTAAAGCAGGTCCTGATGTATTTGCACAATCATTAGCTTATATGGTTACTGCTGCTACTGGTCTAGGTTTCGCTGCTATGATAGCTTCTGAGACAAATGATTCCATTGAAACTTATAAAAAGAATAATGAGGGTAAAGAGCCTAGCGCTACTGAGATAGCTAGAATGGCGGCTTTTGATGCTACTAAAGTCGGACTAGAACGTATCCCGTTTATGTCAGCTGTTAAAGGTAAATCAGCTACTGCAGAAATGATAGGTAAACTACTTAAAAGTGTTCCTAAGAATAAACAAGTAGCATTTGGTAAAGAAGTGGCTAAGAAGCTTGGAACTGTTGGACTGAATATTGGGGAGGAGGCTTCTCAAGAGGGCGCACAGTATGCTCTTGATTACTTCAATAGAGAATACGGCACTGCTAAGGATAAAGGTTTTGACTTCGATGAGATGTATAAAGCACAAATTGCCGGTGGTGCAGCCGGTGGTTTCACTGGTTCTGTAGGTGCTGGTGTATCTACTATTACTGGTGGACTAGGAACATCTGCTGAGAAACTTAAGAAAGCTGCTACTAAGGCTAAAGACGCTGTAACAGGAAATTCTGATACAGCTAGAGCTACTGCAGCTGCTAACCCTATTAAAGAAGACGCTATAAAGACTTCTGCTAAGGGTATTAGAGAAGCTGAGTTAAATCCTCTTACTGATAATAGAGGAGACCTTGAAGAAGAAGGTAATGTAGCTGCTCCTGTTGATGCTGTTGCACATGCTGCGACTGTGTCACAGATGAATAAAGAAGATGATACTATAAGTCAAGTTGATGCTATTAATGATGCTGAGAAACTAGGTGCTGATAAGAATGAAAAACTTATGGCCGTTAGTGAGACGTTTGATGCTGCTTATAATGAAGCATTAACTGGTATTGATAACTGGGTAACTCAAGCTAGTAAGCTTGAAGCTGAAGGAGATACTACTGATTATGCAAGTCAAATTGCTAGTGGTGTTATTCCTCCTATTAATCAACTATCTGAGATTATGCAAGAAGTAATGGACTCAGGAGCTGGGCCTAATAAGATAGCTGCTATGGCTGCTAAGATTCAGAGGCTGATGCCTCTGGCTACTGCTACAACTACTAAAGGGTTGAATGATATAATGGCTGACCCTGCTATATCTGCTTCTGATAAGATATCTAATATTATAGGAAGCTCTGCTGCTTCACTTGATATGGTTAAGAAAGCTCTTAATAGTAGTGGGCTAGCTCCTGCACAGAAGACATTGTTAGAACTTAAAGTTAAAGGCTTACAGTCTAACTTTAAAGTACGTAAGGAGAAGCTACTCGGAGGAGGAGCTAAGCCTGGTATTATACAATGGGCTAATACTATTGCAACTGGTGGGAAGAATCCTTTAGCTGTTAAGAGTATATTAGAGTTTGTAGCTAGTCAACGTGATAAGATTAAGCCTTTCCAGAAAGCACTTGATAATTGGGATAAAGATAATAAGATGCCTTGGACTTTAGCTGAGAATGCTAATAAGACATACCCAGAGGCTGGTTCATCGTTAAATAGTAAGATTGCAAAGAGAGCAGCATTAGCTAGTGATACTACTAAAGATAATATTTCAGTGGAGTATGGTGGTAAGACTTATACTAAAGTTGCCACTATTGCTAGTTTGCTTAATGATATGCAAGAAGAACAGGTAGAACTTGATGCTTTAGAAGATATGGCTAACGGCAAGAAGACGTCACCAGAAGCTCAGGAAGCTACTCAGAAGACACAGAAAGAAACTACTGAGCCAACGACTCCTGTTAAGGAGAAAGAGGCGCCTAAGGCTCCTAAGAAGACTGAGGATGTAGACGACACTGTTGTCGTCGAGAAGGACGCTGCTGAAGAAGTTGATGTTGCTGCTATGAACGCTGAGATGCGCGAAGAAACACCAGTTAAAAAAGAACCTATGAAAGAAGAGGTTAAGGAAGATACTAAGGAAGAACCTAAAACTACTACTGTTGATGTTGTTGAGCTTACTGCAGAGTTAAGTGATATTAAAACTCAAATAGAGTTCTTAGAGCTTGAGAAGTCAAGCGAGACAT